TTTTTTTTTTTCGGTCGTTGGTCCCCACAACCAACGCCTTCTAAGCTTAATATTAAGTTTAGAACAGTCTCCAATTGTAAATCTTTGACTTTGGTACTTTAACAAATCCTTCATTTGGCCATTGTCTTAATAAAGTAAAGTCAGAATTGTACTTCAAGAAATCATTCCATGGTTTCCAATTTCCGAAAACTTTATTAATATAATCAATGCCATTATTAAATTGGCAGCAGATTGATAAAATTCTGTAAATTTGAAGTTTGTCCTTTATTTTAAAATCAACTTCTTCTTTCTTGAACCATCGAGTACGAAGAATAATGTGAACGGACATCCAAAGATATGATTGGAATGGTTCATCATGAGAGTTCCAGTAACGACCTAAGAAATAGAAATCTTCTCTACAGTCTTGGAAGACTTTGTCTACTTTAACTTTCATACCAAGATTCTCACAAATCACACTATGTAGCTTGACGATATCCCAAGTAGTATATATAAGGGTATCATCTCCGCATAATAATTTATTGTCATTGACGGAACCTTCGAAAAGAAAGTATTCATCATCTATAATATCTGGCAAATTGTGTATTAAATAACGACCTGAAAGTATACATTCATGTATATCTTTCAGATTGTTATTTAATTCTTCAGATAGTTTCCAAAGACATCCATTCACAAATGTGTCCAATACATTAGTAAGTAATGAGCCCGAATTAACACCACGGTTTTGCATACCAAATTCGTTTCTATTATTAACATATGGAGTAAATTTGTGATAGAAGCGTAGACAATCAAATATTTTGTCATTAAGCTTGTTGTCAAATGTTATAATATTCCGCATTGCAGCGAAAAACATATCTATAAATGAATTATCTACTGACGAATCAAATTTAGAGTAGTCCGTAAAGAATACACATTTTCTTTGGGAAGAATTTGTGTAATTTCTTATTCTTCTGACACATTTAGTACCTATTTCATAATTGTTTAAACCAGTTACGTAAACAGGATTAGCTGAATTCTTTTGATGTTGAATAAGATGATTCATCATGTCAGAAAAGAACATGGCTTCAAGTGCAATTATTCTGTATGGTAAACACCAAACTTGTCTAATTGCAACCATGATTCTTCTAGATTTTATGGCTCTTTCGTCAATCTTAGGTTGGAAACGATGAAACACTACTTCAGGATTTACCATTAAAGGATTCTTCATAACACTATATCTGGTAGGATTCTTCAACAACATGTCTAACCAATTAATTGCATCATCCATTGCTTTCTTAGAATTCTTTCTTCCATAAATAGGAAAACCAGAATTAGTGTTCTT